GGTTGCCTACAAGAGACAACGCCAAGACGTTTATTTATGGCTTCCTTTGATAGGAGGAAGTAAAAGGCATTGAAAACGGTAGACGAACTCTATGAGTCAATACCGTGCTAAACTTTTAGATATAGGAAATAAGATGGCTAATAGGTCAAACCACGCTAAATATACTGAAGATTCCCAATATAAATATGGGATTGGTTTCTTTAGGCGAGAAGGAGCTGAGATTAAAGAAACTGTAAGATATTGTGAGCGTTGTGGTAAAGACCTAAAGAACGCAGGACGTTATTCTTGGGTAGTCCATCACAAGGATCACAATAGAAAGAACAATACTCTAGAAAACTATGAGTTGCTTTGTAAGGCATGCCACCAAAAGGAGCATGATTGTCATAAGAAGCTCAATGTTAAAGAGTGGATTAGAACTTGTTGGTTCTGTGGTGAGTCTTTTGCTACCAAGGCACACAATAAAGAATTCTGTCCTGAGTGTAGAAAAATTTGGAGAAACAGCTTCAAAGGAAACTACACAAGAGAAGAAGCAAAGCCTCTTATTCTAGCTAGAAGGAAGTGTAACGACTATCCCGAAAGGGAGTAGAACCAAGCGGTTCGAAGCGGTGCCTCTCTAGAAATAGAGAATGAGATAGTCTACTCTCATAGGCGACTATGAGCAGGGTTTTATCCCGGGTTAGGATTAGCGCCCCTAACTGAATACAAGGTATGGAGCAGGCGATGCCAAGATTGGCGAGATCGTTGGTGGATCTTCGGCTGATGGTAAGCGCCTAAAGGAGAAATTCTTTCAGTCTGTCCCTGCTATTAAGCAACTTCGACAAGACATTGAAAGAACTCTCATTACAGCCTCTGAGTGGGTCGGAGGTGTCAATAAGGTAACTTGGAGGAAACGTGCTCACCCTGATAACAGTAATCTTAGTATTACTCACAGTATTCTTGGGCTTGATCGTCGCGTTGTTTATGTGCGAAGCCCTCACTCGGCTTTGAATACCCTTCTTCAGTCTGCAGGTGCCCTTATTTGTAAGAAGTGGGTGTGTCTTGTTGAGGAGAATATGCGTAAAGCAGGCTACAAGCATGGTTGGGACGGAGACTTTGCCATGATGGCGTGGCTCCATGATGAGGTGCAGGTTGCCTGTCGCACAAGGGAAATCGCAGAGGACTGCGTAAGGATTGCACAGGAATCCATGAGGCAAACTCAGGAGTTCTTTAAGTTTAACTGCCAGTTGGACACCGAAGGCAAGATTGGTGCCAACTGGTTCGATTGTCATTAAGGAGTAGCTTATGATTCGTAGACCTATGACCGTAGAAGAGATTGAAAGGGTTCTTAAGAGGGAACCTAAGGAGGTAATGACTTTGTGTAAGAACCCTAAAAAGGGCACTGTTGACATCAAGTGGCTCTATAAGACGGATCCTGTTTTTGGGACTGCAGGTGGTGCCGAAGTTCGATTGAATGGTAAACTGCTGTTTATGCACATCCCAAATCCCTGTAAACTCTATGAAGACTGGACTGACAAAGAAATCTTTTATGAGATTCTTGAACGTCTTGGCTATGAAGTTGATTGGGAAGAAGAGAGTGTTTACTATGAGGGATCTCAGAAAGAAAATGAATAAGTATCTTAGTTTTCTTAAGTATATTGACCAGAACAATCCGAAACTTCAGGCGGACTTCTGTCGTGAGAATGCCAAGCTGATTGCTGAGGCGGCATCTAGGGGACATATTACGGCCCTTAATTACTTTAGTGAAGCCACTAATTATTGGAGGCTCACTTGTAAGGCATACGCTATTCTTAAGGCTTGTGAATAATGAGATATGCTTTTGTAGACGGCGATATTCTAGCCTTTAAGGCGTCCTCTGCTGTCCAGAAGGATATCGACTGGGGGGATGGTCTTTGGACTTGTCATGCTGAAGTAGATGACGCATGGGATTACTTTACCGACATGCTTATTGCTATTGATGAGAAGCTAAATAAGCATTTTGTTGGTGAAGAGATTACCTATGTATTCTGTTTCTCCGATGAGGATAACTTTAGGAAGGTCTACAATCCTGACTATAAGTCCAATAGGAGATCTAATCGTAAACCTTGTTGTTACAAAGGCCTTGTAGACAAGATTAAAGAAACCTACATTTCTCATACAGTCAAGTATCTTGAAGCTGATGATGTTGTGGGTATCTACTGCACTAGTCCTGTCTATAAAGATATTTGTGTCGCAGTGTCTATGGACAAGGATTTCAAGACAATCCCCGGTTACTTCTATGATTTCGGTAATGATGTCTTTCATAACATCACTGAGAAGGACTCCAAGAAATGGCTGTGCTATCAGACACTAGTAGGGGACGTTACAGACGGCTATAAGGGGTGTCCCACTTATGGGCCTGTGAAAGCCAATAAGCTCCTTAATGGGCATCCTGATTCTGAATGGTGGCCTGAGGTTTTGAAAGCCTTCAAGTCTCATGGACTTACTGAAGAGGATGCCATTAGAGAGGCAACTATGGCTAGAATCTTGCACTATGAAGATTACCCTTTAGGTGAATCTGAGGGCTTGCCCAAGAAGTACAATCCTTTTTAATCAATACTAATACCCCTAGGGCTATTTTTAATTAAATCAATAGTCCTAGGTAGGAGGAAGACATGAACAAAGAAGAAAACAACGTTGTTGAGGAAGAAGAGTTTCCTTATGTTCCTAAGGATCTCATTGAGAGACTTGAGGATATCTTTGACATTCGAAAGATGATTTGGTATGAAAAGAGTAATGAGACTCTTCTAGGTATTCAACAGGTTGTTACCTACCTTAGAAATAAACACAACAAACAGAATGGAGATAACTGATGGGTGGACTCTTTAGTAAACCTAAGGTTCCTGAGGTTAAGGTTCAGGCTCCTGCCATTGAGCAACCTGTGCTAGAACCTGAGGCTCCTGAAATGGGTGCTGAAGAAACTGCAGAACACAAGAAGAACAAGGGCAAGAAGGCCCTGAGGATTGATTATGTGGGTTCTGGCAGAGGGACTAACGTCCCTAAGTAACGTGTCTAGGATTGGTGTCTTGCAACCTAATGATGGAGACATCCTAGAACAGATCATCGACAAGGGTGCGAAGATCATCAAAGATGACCCTGATTCCCTCCCTTTCATTAAGAAATATGCTGACGTAAAGGTAGTGCGTAAGTTTCTTAAGGGTGTAATTAGTGGTGAATTTGAAGACTTCATCGTCCTTGTTTTCTATAACAAAGAAAATGCTCTCTCGGGTGCATCCCTAGTGTCTAGGGGGAGACCTTGGTATGCACCTGAGGGAGTAACTTTTCTAAATGAAGAGTGCACTGTAGCTTTCCAAAAGGGTCTTGGTTTGTCTAGAGCAATGGCTTATGCTCTTGAAAATAGAGCGTGTACTAACGTAAGACTGCTGGCCTTCTCTAATGCTAATACGCTCAACAACAAGATGCTGGAGAACACCTATGAGAAACACTTGGGTTACTCTTCATACAAAACTTTTTACAAGGAAATTTAATGGGACTTTTTAGTGGTGTTAAGAAGGCCTTTAAGAAGGTTGTCCATAAGGTGACTGGTATAGGCAACAGTGGTCAGAGTGCCCCTGAGGCTCCTGAGCTTGAGCTTACGAACCCTGAGGGTGAAGCTGAGAAGAAGGAAAAAACCGAAAAGGTTCAACTTCGTAAGGGTAAGAAGGGTCTTAGAATTAAGAAGGCAGGGAATGCTGATGTGTCTGCAGGTGCAGGCCGTAACCTTGTCTAACATGGAGGGTTATGATGGTTGGTAATCAATCATTGAATGATGGGTGGGACGGTTGGAATGGCAACTAGTGAACATACCGCAGGAAATATCCCTCTTGAAGGAGCTAAGACAACTTATGACAAGCTCACGACAGACAGAGACCCGTACACGCAGAGAGCAGAGAAGTGTGCAACCTACACGATCCCTATGCTCTTTCCTAAGGAGTCTGATGATGGTGGTACTAACTATTCCACTCCTTACAATTCTGTGGGTGCTAGGGGTCTTAATAATCTTGCCTCTAAACTTCTTCTTTCTCTGTTGCCTCCTAATCAACCTTTCTTTAGACTGGGGTTGGACGCGGAGTCGACTGTAGCTCTTAATGAGTCTGCTGACGACCAGCTGAAGGACAATATCGAATACGGTTTGTCCATGATGGAACAACAGATGATTAAGTACATGGAGTCTCAGTCTCTTAGACCGACTCTGTTTGAAGCTATTAAGCAACTTATCATTGCAGGCAATGCACTTCTGTTCCTACCTCCTGCTGAAGGTGGTATGAGGTGCTATACTCTTCGTGAGTACGCTGTTCAAAGAGACACTATTGGCAATGTCCTTCAGATTGTCGCTAAGGATACTGTTTCCCGTGGTAGTCTTCCTGATTCCATGCAGTCTGTTCTCCCTGATTCTGGTGAACCGACTATCAACGAAAAGGTAGACATCTATACTCACATTTACCGTGTGGCTAGTGGAGACACCTATCAGTGGGAATCCTATCAGGAGATTGAAGGTGAACCTGTTGCAGGTAGTGAACAGACTTATCCTGCAAACAAGAGCCCTTGGATTCCCCTTAGATTCAATAAGAAGGACGGGGAACACTACGGTAGATCCTTTGTTGAGGATTACCTTGGAGACCTTATCTCCCTTGAGAATCTCTCTAAGAGCATTGTGGATATCTCCATGATTGCCTCTAAGGTTCTCTATCTCGTGTCTCCTGCTTGTCAGACTAACATCAGGGCTTTGGCTAAGGCAGAGAACGGTGCCTTTGTTAGGGGTCGTATGGAGGACGTTGTTCCCATGCAACTCAATAAGAGCATGGATATGCAGACGGTACTCACTACAGCTCAGCAGATTGAGTCTCGTTTGTCTTATGCGTTCCTCTTGAACTCTGCAGTCCAGAGTGGTGCTGTAGGTAGAGACAGAGTTACCGCAGAAGAGATTAGGTATGTTGCAGGTGAACTTGAGGATACCCTAGGTGGTGTCTATTCTCTCCTGTCTCAGGAGCTACAGCTTCCTCTTGTTGCCTGTGTCTACAATCAGATGCAATCTCAGGGTTTGCTCCCTGTGGTTGACGAGAGTATTGCAGAGATTGAGCCCTCCATCATCACGGGTATTGATGCTCTTGGTAGAGGACAGGATCTTAATAATCTAGCTCAGGCTTTGCAGTTGATGCAACAGTTCCCTGAGTTTCTACAGGCTCTCAACGTTGGCAATCTTGCTACTAGGATTTTTGCGGCGGCTCATATTGATGCTACGGGTCTAGTGAAGACTCCTGAGGAACTTCAGGCAGAACAACAGGCCGCTATGGAACAGTATGCCCAGCAACAGGGTATTGACGCAGGTGCACAGATGGCTGTCAATGAAGCACAGCTAGAACACTAGCACAGCTAGAACACTAGCACAGCTAGGACACTAGCACAGCTAGGACACTAGCACAGCAGGCACAGCTAGCATAGCTAGCACCTGAATAACTAAAGGATAACTAATGACTGACTTTAATGAACCTCAGTCTCTTACTGAGGAGGCTGAAGCACAGGGTATCGAAATCATGGAGTCTTCTACGACTCAGGTTGAGGTTGACCCTGATATTGGAGACCCCCTTCTTCAGAACGAAAAGTCGGGGGAAGAACATAATGAAGAACAAGCTAATGGAACTGAAGGCCGCGCTGATGATGTGGCTGTTCAGGATCGAAATGAAGATCAAGAGAATCTTCAAGAAGAAGTAGACAAGCACGAAAAGGCTATTGATGCCGTGAAGACCTCCCTTAAGGAAAAGGGTGTTGACTTCAATAAGGCTGTCCGAGAATATCAGGAGCATGGCAAGCTCTCCGATGAGACCGTTGCTGAACTTGAGAAGGCAGGTTATCCTTCTGAGGTTATCGAGGGTTTCATTGAGAGTCGAAAGGCTCTTGAATCTCGCTTCACTGAAGCTGTTTATGATTCCGTAGGGGGTACTAAGGAGTACAATCGTATTGTCGATTGGGCATCCAAGAATCTCCCTCAGAAGACGATTGACTCCTTTAACAGGGCAATCGACAACAATAATCTGGAAGCTGTCTCCCTCATGCTTGAAGGCATGAAGTCTAAGATGACTTCCAAGATGGGTACCGCTAATAAGTCTATTCATGGCGGTACGGCCGCTCCTGTGAATCGTCCTAAGGGGTTTGCAAACAAATCTGAAGTGATCGAGGCTATGAGCGATAAGCGCTATGGCAGGGATCCTGAATACACCCGACAGATCGAACAGAGAATGTGGGCCACTAGTGTTTAATTTTATCTATAACAACAAATCTTATATATTTTAAAAGGAAAATAATTAAAAATGGCTGCTCTTGCTGCTACTGGTATTTCCAATCCTGGTCAGGCTCTCTCTGCGGGCGATCGTGATGCACTCTTTATGAAGGTCTTCACGGGTGAAGTTCTGACTGCTTTTGCTCGCACCTCCGTTATGATGTCTCGTCATCAGGTTCGAACGATTTCGCATGGTAAGAGTGCTTCGTTCGCTGTGATGGGTCGTACCCGTGCTAAGTATCTTGCTCCGGGTAACTCCCTTGATGACCAGCGTAAGAAGATGGAACACAATGAACGTGTCATCGCTATTGACGGTCTCCTTACGGCTGACTGCCTTATCACGGATATCGACGATGCGATGAACCATTATGACGTTCGAGTTGAGTATTCCCGTCAGCTTGGTGAAGCTCTCGCTATGGGCGCTGACTGTGCTATTATCAATGAGCTTGCCAATGAGGCCGCTAAGGACGCTAAGTTCAAGGATGGCAATATTCCCGACAATGGTGAGGATGCCGACAAGGTTCTTGGTACGGGTAAGGCCTTTGAGTTTGTTACGGGTCTTGATGTTACGCAGGAAGCTACGTATGGCAATAAGATCCTTGAGGGTCTCCTCGCGGCTCGTGCTCAGATGACGAAGAACTACGTCCCGCAGGGTGACCGCTATTGCCTTCTCACGCCTGAAGGCTACTCTGCTGTAATGAAGGCTCTCATGCCCGATGCGGCTAACTATCATGCCCTCTTTGATCCGAACACGGGCAAGCTCCAGACGATTTGCGGCTTTGAAGTCATTGAAGTTCCGCACCTCCTGAATGATGGTATTGATGGCAAGCATGCTCTTAATACGAAGATCAAGACTGCGGGTCTTCAGGGCATTGTCTTCCATCGTTCCGCTGTTGGTACGGTGAAGCTCAAGGATCTCGCTATGGAACGTGCTCGTCGAGCTGAATATCAGGCTGACCAGATCATTGCCAAGTACGCTATGGGTCATGGTGGTCTTCGTCCTGAAGCTGTAGGTATCTTTGTCAAGGAAGCTCAGGTTTAATAGATGACCATTGAAGAAGTAAAGAAGACTTACGAGACTACTTACTTCTGTCAGGTGCACAAGTGGGGGTATCAGCTTACCCCCGAGGAGGCTCAAGAACTGGGTCTCCTTAGTGCAACTGCGAAGCCTGTTAAGCCTCGAAGAACCGTCGAAAAGAATAACAACAAGGAAGAATAATGATTGTAACTCCTAGCACTGAACTTGATGCAGTAAATGAAATTTTGTCATCCGTAGGCTCTAGCCCTGTTAATTCTCTTGAGGATGATGCTAATGTGGATGTGCTGAATGCTGTAAGAATCCTTAAGGCTGTCAGTCAAGAGATCCAGTCTAGGGGTTACAGCTTTAACACTCTCACCAGTGTTACCTTGAAGCCTGACTCTTTTACTAACAAAGTTGCTTATGGTAGAGACTTCCTAAGGGCTGTCTCTACTAGCTATAAGTTCGTGAGCAGAGAAGGCTATTTTTATGATCTTGATTCAGGGAATCTAGAGTTCCCTGAAGGCATCACTCTGGATGAACTTGTCAAGGAGCTTCCTTTTGAGGAGCTTCCTCAGGTCTTCAGAAAGTATATTACTGTTAGAGCCAGTAGAGTCTTTCAGATGAGGTATCTTACCTCTGCGGACATCGACGCACACCTTCAGCTAGAGGAGAGTGCGGCTTATGCAGACATTGTAGACTATGAACTGACGGATGGTAACTATAACATCCTCAATGATGACCAGTTCATTAGTCAGCAGACTCAGAGGAGCTAAACATGCCTCTAGTATCTCAAAGCATTCACTCATTTAAAGGTGGTGTCTCTCAACAGCCTGACATCATCAGATTTCCCGATCAGGTAACTGAGCTTGTCAATGGGTTTCCTAATGAAGTTGAGGGTCTACAGAAGAGACCTCCGACTCTTGCAATCAAGCGTTTGTCTGACCGTATTGATGCTACAAAGAAGAAGTACCATGTAATCAATAGGGACGAACAGGAAAAGTACATTCTCCAGATGGGGTCTGGGGAGTATCAGATTTTTGATCTTAATGGTGAGCCTAAGACATGCAAGTTTGAAGATGATGAGTCAAAACAGTACATTACCACTAATGACCCTAAGGGCAAACTAAAGGCGGTTACTGTTGCTGACTACACCTTTGTCTTGAATACTGAGAAGGAGGTCGGTGCTGTAGAAGGCACGTCACCTGCGGGTAAAAAGAATACTGCTCTGGCGTACATCAAGAATGCCCAGTATGCTAAGACTTACGCCATTTATGTGGATGGCGAGTATATGTGCGGCGTTATTACACCTGACGGTGAGGCAGCTAGACAAGCTATACAGACTACTACTGCATTTATTGCAAGAGCGTTGTATGCACTTCTTAATACTGGTAAGAAACCTGATGGTGGTGATCCTGACGTTGCTGGTACCTATGATGACCTGTTGAATCAGGTTGGTGGTAGAGGGTCTATGGGTTACTCTAGGTCTAGTGCAAGCATGAGTTCCTATAACGTAGGTCTAGTTGGCGACTCTGTTATTACGATCCAATCTAAGTCTGGGTGGGATCCTCCTAATGTCCTTGTTAAGGACGGCTATGGTAACCAGAACGCTATTGCTTACATGGGTAAGGTTACGGCTGTTAATAAGCTCCCTCCGATTGCCCCTGAGGATTACATTATGCAGGTGTCTGGAGAGAAGAATTCCGGAGATGACGACTTCTATGTAAAGTGGGACGACAAGCATAAGGTGTGGAAGGAAACTGTAGCACCTAGGATTCCCACTAAGATCAACCCTAAGAATATGCCTCATGCTATTGTTAGGCAGGAGGATGGAAGTTTTCTTCTTAAGAAGCTCCCGTGGGTTGATAGAGGCTCTGGTAATGAAGACACTAACCCTGATCCTTCGTTCGTTGGCAGGAAGATTAACGATATCTTTTTCTATCGTAATCGCCTAGGGGTCATCGCTGATGAATCCATTATCCTTAGTGCAACCAACGACTTCTTTAATTTCTGGTTTAAGTCCTCTGCGGCTATTGCAGACACTGACCCTATTGATGTCTCGGTTTCCTCTAATAAGGTTGCCATTCTGACTCATGCTGTACCCTTTGCTAGAGAGCTTATGTTGTTCTCCCGTGAAGGTCAGTTTGTGTTGTCTAGTGATGGCGTCATGACCCCTAAGAGTGTCAAGTGTGACCAGATCACTAACTTTGACTATGACACGAATGTTCAACCTATCTCTATTGGCCCTTCGATTTTCTTTGTGAATGATCGAGTAAACTACTGTTCTGTGATGCGCTACTACTCCTTGCAGGACGTGGCTGACCTTAAGGATGCTGAAGACGTAGCCGCACATGTGCCTACGTACATCCCTAAGGGCATCACTAGACTCTCTGGGAACACCACAGAGAACGTAGTTACGGCTATCTCTTCTACTACCCCTAATATCGTATACTGTTATAAATTTATTCTTGTTAACGCTACTAGTGAACAGCAGGCGTGGTTCAAGTGGGAATTTGCAAACAAGAATTCTGAGGTTCTTCTAGCGGAGTTTGTTGACTCAGAGATCTATCTTCTTATTAACTCTCCGAATGGTCTGTATCTAGAGAAAGCGTTGTTGACAGGTAATGCTGTTGACTTCTCTGATGAGCCTACTAGGCTCTTTATGGATCGTAAGAAGAAGTATACAATTCCTAAGTCCAACAAGTACAGTGACTATGAGGATTACACTGAGGTGTCCCTTAACGATATCTACGGTGCTATCCCGTCTACTAAGGATCATAAGTATTTCATTGTCACAAAGGACGGTTACGTTACTGAGGTTACTGATTGGGATTCCAATGGTGTCTTTAGGATCCAAGGGGACATGAGGGGTGTTGAGGTGTTTGTGGGTCTTACCTACAAATTCTGTGTGACTCTCTCTAAGCAGTTCATTAAGAGGAATACGGATACTGGAGGTGTTATCTCTGAGATTGAAGGTAGGCTACAGCTTAGGTACTTCTGGTTGAACTATAGTAAGTCTGGTGTATTTGAGTGCAAGGTTGATAACGAACTTAAGGAAAAGCACTTTAAGTATAGATTTACTGGTAGGAACCTTGGTGAATCTCCGACTATCTTGGGGGCAAACAAGGTTTACACGGGTAAGTTTAAGTTCCCGATTCAAGACAATAATGATGAAGTAGTCATTACTGTCTGCTCCGACAATGTCCAACCTATTAACCTGATTTCAGGCGGTTGGGAAGGTCTTTACATTAGAAGGAATAGTAGCGTATGAAGTTGAAACCCTTAACTCCTGAGCAGAATAACATGCTTTGTGACATCGCAATTCATGCTATGGAGAGTTGTGTCTGTAATGAAGTTGAGATCCCCATTGAACACTTTGTTTATGAAGGGGTGTATTACAGAACCTGTTTTATCCCTAAGGATGTAGCTATTATTGGAGCTTACATCAAGATCCCTACTACTGTAATTGTCAGTGGGGATTGTTATGTTACCCTAGGGAATACTGTAGGGAGGCTTAAGGGTTACAACGTCATTCAGGCTGAGGGCGGTCGTAGGCAAGCCTTTAGGGCACTTGAAGACACGCACATTACGATGTGCTTTAGGACTGATAAGGTTGACCTAAGGGAATGCGAGAAAGAGTTTACTCCGGAGTGGATGCTATTAACAACTAATAGAAAGGAATTGATTAAAGAATGAGTGGTGTAGTTATCGGAGTAGGCGCCGCTGTTGGTGCAGTAGTTGGTGGTGGTAGTACATTGTACAGTGCTTCAAAGACTAATCGAAATCAGATTAAGGCTTTTAAGAAGCAGATGTATTACATGCAACTTAATTACAACTACAATCAAGCCGCTCTGAATAGACAAGAGCGATCCCTTTATGACTCTGCTGTAGGCAACCTTTTCAACATGTCGGTGAACGCTTTCCAAAATCAATCACAAGTTGAGGCGGCTCAGGCTGAATCGGGTGTGGAAGGCAGGACTCAAGACAAACTTGGGCAGGTTATTAGAGGCACGAATCTTAGACAACAGACTGCTCTAAAGGAAGCCTATGAGGTTGATGTGTGGAACGTTAGGTCTCAAAAGGAGGCTCTCTACATTGAGACTAAGAACGCTGTAGAGCAGGCTAGAGATAATCTATCTAATAGTTTTATTAAGGGCTCTAAACTGTATGCACAGCTCTTCCAAGGTGTTACTACGGGTGCCGCTTTGGGTGCCGCTACTGCAGGTATTGGTAGTGCCGTTGGTGGTGCACTTGGTGGTGCTATGTCCTCTACTGCTACAGGCGCACTCAGTGGTGGCGCAGGCGCCGCTGGTGGTGCGGGTGCTGTCACTGCTGAAAGTTTCTTGGCCTCTTATGGAATTTCGGCTAGCACTGTACCGACACTTGGGGCATCTACTATGGCTTCTACGGGAGCGGCCGCAGGTGCATCTACTGGATCGTTGGCGGCTCTTGGAGGGGCAGGTGCAGTTGCATCTACTGGCATGAGTGGTGCATCCTCTAGTGCGTCTATTGCATCCAATACTGGTGGTAGCTTCCTTGGTAACGTAATGGCTAATTACCAACAGTATAAGCCCTATGTAGACTTCATTCAACAGTGGTCTAATTATTATAATTCTAATGTACTGCCTAGAGAACGAGGAGGTTACTTTTACTAATGGCTTATAAGAATAGTGCAGGGGCTTCCTCTGCTAAGCAAGAGTTCTACAATTGGAGCTATTTTAATCAGGGCATGGCTAAACTAGGGGAGGCTAAGGGTGTTCAGGTTAACATTAAGGATCGCCTTAAGCCCCCTCAGGAAGAAGTTGATTGGTTGTCTACTGTTGCTGAAGGTTTTAAAAAGCTAGGTACTGTAGCAGACGCCTATAAGGAAAAGGCTTTTAAGCAAGCTGATGAGTATCTGCGTACTCACTCCCTTGAGGAGTACCAAGAGGATGTTAAGAACAACAACATTCCCTTCCAGTATGACCCTGTCTCTATGTCTAGACTTAAGTACCAACATGGTAAGTTGGCTTTTAGTCTTGCAGAACAGGACTTCCAAGATAGAGTAAACAGAAACGAGTTTAACGGGAAGTCTCCTGAAGAAGTCGACGCAGAGTATTTCAAGCATGTCCGTAAGGCCATGGAGGATGTTAGAGACTCCTTTGGGTACGACATTAATGAAGACTCTTGGTTCTCTAAGGGTTTCTATGCAGATAGCCCTGAAAGTAGACAGAAGATTCTATTGCAGAATATCCAGTCTAATAACAAGTGGTCTGTGGAACAGGCTAAACTTGTTGATTTGGCTGATGTTAGAGGCGCTGTTAACGACCTATCTAAGAATGCAAACTACGTTGTGGGCACTATCCTCGATGTCTTTGATGGTGAAAAGAATCCAAAGCTAGCCCACTATTCTCCTGCAGATAAAGCAACTATGGTCTCTGGGCTTCTTGAGGACATTGCGGGTAGAGAGGATGGTGTCTATATCCTACAGCAGTTAGAGAACTGGAAGCCTTACTTTCTTGATGGTAAGAGTTCTGTAAGGGATATGGTAGGCGCTGTTGCTTGGGACAAAGCTCTCAAAACTGCAAGTAATGCCGCATGGAAGGCTGATGCTGAATATTGGACTTCTCAGGCTCTCAAGGTTGACAATTGGGTTGCTAATGGCGATACAAGCTCTATTGAGCAGGAGCTTGCTCTTGCGAAGGACAGAGCGGGCGGTGTTGTAAGCGCTGAAGTAGAGTACCTTACTAGATCACTACAAAGTGCTAGAGATCAACAGAGAGCCTTGATTGCTAAGAACACGGTTAACTCAATTGATGCTCTTAAGGAAGAAGGTAGAACACTCAATGCTAATTACTACAATGAGTCCTTGCTTAGGGGTCTTCCGACTAATCCTGAGAATGTCGTAGGGACTACTAAAGAGCATATTGACAGAGAGTTTCTGTTTGCTGTTCAGGACGGTAGGATTACTGAGAACGACATTCTAGAGATGGCCTGTAATCCAACTGGTGGTTATAACCCTGCATCTAGCTATCTAAGTAAGGCAGAAAACAATGTGGTTAGAGCTATTAAGGCTGACATACTAGCTCTTGAAAACTCTAATGCCGCTAGCATCGAAAAGCCTACTTACCTTGACAAGATGTATAGCTTTTATGTGGCTAATCCTAAGAAGTTTGCTACAGCCTTTGGTGGCATGAGTTCCTATGATCTGGATATCCTTCTTGCAGTGATGAACGCCAATCAACTAGGGATGACCTATAATCAATGTGTTAGTGCTCTTAAGCAACAGAAGAAGATGGGTGAAACTAGAGAAGGCCGACAGGAGCAACAGAGGATCTACGACAACCTAGCCAAGGATGCTAAGGGAGATTTGTACTCTCAGGGTTACATGGTTAATAGGACTTATGCTTACATGAATGTTGGCATGTCCAGAAAGGATGCTATGGATAGAGCAAGAGAGGATCTTGACAAAGAAACAATTTCAATTGATGACTCTAGGATCCCTGCAAAGCTCTTTATGATTAAAGGTGTTAGGCCTGAGGCGACTAGGGATTGGTTTGAGGAAGAAGTAACCAATAAAATCAAAACCCTTAAGAAGGATGCAAAAGAAGGTGTCATTAAGGGGTACAACCCTATGACTGATTCTTTTGAAGTTGTTGATGCAGACACCCGTGCCCTCTTGGCTAGGTGGGATAGAAAGAGTATTCATGAGGGCTTTATGAAGTACATTGATAAACAATCTAGAACTAAGGTTGAGCCTCTTGGTGTTGTTGATAAGCTAGTCAGAAAGACTGTCCATAATGTCAAGGGTTATACAGAATACCTTAATAAGGAGGACTAATGCCTATCTTTCCAGACGCTTCTCCCGAAGATCTAGGGTGGAACACTGTTAACCCCGGTCTTTATTTTACAGATAAGTTTGTCGTCGCTAGAGGCCTCACAGGTGCTGAAGAAAAGGAATATGAAGAAGCACATAAGAAGACAAAGACTGAAGTTGGTTTTGTAGGAGGTCTTACTAATGAGTGGGGTTCCGTAGAGATTAGAAAGGCTTACGGATATGGGGAGGGCCTTGCCAAAAACACCTATGTCCCAACTGATGAAGAGCGTTGGGATGCTCTTAAGCAACTTGGCTATAATCTAGATAGATATAGAGCAGTCCTCAAGGGTGCATCCTCCAGTGAGGACTTTAAGAACAATCTTGAAGTAATTAAAAGTGTACAGGAGTATAGAGATGCTCAGGGACAAGCAGGCCTTTGGAACAATCTTGTATCTGGCACTGGTGCTATGTTTGGTGATCCTCTTACCGCACTGCCTGTTTTTGGCTCTAGTAGCGCTATTGGTAGGATTGGATACGGCGCCGTAATGGGTGTTGCATCTGGACAGCTCAATAACTATTCCTCTGGTGACGACAACGATGCTCTTATGGATATGGCTACTGGTATGGCTTTTGGTGCATCCATTGAGGGAATCGCTAGAGCAACTAAGTTTAAGGATGATGCTACTAAGCTAGGGGATGCGTCTAGGCGTGCCAGAATGTACTCTGAAAAGATTGCCTCAGGTGCCAAGGACGTCTTTAAGAAGACTGGCATTCCTGAGGCTATTGAGAAGACACAGATTCATAAGGCATTCAATAGTGCTCTTAAGAACCTTGAGGGGAAACTCCCTACAATTACTGTTCAAGGCGCCATTGATAAAGTAAAAACTGAGACTAGTGCGGGTAAAGCTGTTAGGAAGATTTGGGACTCCCTAGGTAAGACTGAGAGAGGCGATAGAACTACTTTCAAGCAATTCAATAATGCTGAGACTACTCGTACAGCTGAGGAAGCTAGAGACTTCTATAGAAAGAATGGTGAGCGAGATGTAGACATCGTATCAGACGACATCCTCAAACTTCTTGATTCTACCAGAATGGATCGTGACGATCTTGATGAAATGATTCGTAGACGAAGAGACGGTTATAAAACTGATCTTGACGGTAATGAACTGTTTGAAGAGATCGTTGAGCGAATGGGCGCATTCTACGGTAAGTGGGGTGACATGGCTCAATCTAGGGGTATGATTGGTGAGACGGATGCTATGAGGAAACTTAAGGCAACTGGTGACATCGAATATGGTAAACCCTTAGCTAGGTCTGCAGTGTCTAATGACAAGTTCGAAAGCCACTGGCTTAGCAAGAACAAGGTGTCTGACTTCCTCAACACATTTACAGGCTCCTATGGGGAGAAAGTAAATAAAGCACGTGCACGTGTCTATAAGCTCCTCCTCAGGACTCTTGAGGATCCTGAATACACTAAGCTCCTTAGGGCTAGATATGAAGAAGAACTAGCGGCTAAGGCTAAGGACACTCCCGCTAAAGGTACCAAGGTTAAGGTGTCCACCGACCAGGAGGATTTTACTGCTTGGGTTAAAAAGAAGGCTTGGGAGGATTCCTTGGGCTATGTGGATCAGGCTGAGGCAATCAAAAAAGGTCTTATGAATGATCCTAAGGGTGAAGGTATGCCCCACAACTACCAACACGAACGAACCCCTTGGAAATTCACTATTAAAGATAATGATGGGTTCTCTGTTAGTAGGCTTCAGACAAACATTGTAGAAACCATGAACGGATACAACATGCGTATATCTGGTGACATGGGCCTCAATGAGGCCTTTGGCGTTAAGAGCTTCAAGGAGTTCTCCGACATCATGGATAAGCAACTAGGGGAGTACCTTAAGGAGACCTCTGTTGACGAGCGAGATCTTCAGGCTAAGGCTTTTAGGGCTTACCTATCGGACTACTACGGTAGATCAGGCATGGACAATGAAGATGCTTCTTCTTGGGGTAATGCAGTTGCAGACGCTCTTAGGTACTTCACACTCTTCACTCACAATGCCTTTATGGGTGTCCTAAACCACTTTGAGATTGCTGAGGGTATTAAAGAGTTTGGTGCTTCCTTCTTCTTTAAGTCTATTCCGGGTATGCCTGACAAGATCAAGGATTGGTCTAAGGGTGGTATGACTAAGCAGGAAAGGGATGAGTTCCGAGACATGGCCTTCGGTAAGGAGGTTAGAGTAAGAGGAGCTTGGACTGAGATCTACGATAGAAACCTAGATAAGTTTGGTGGCGATAAGTATAAGGCTAGATTGGTTGCGGGCACTCAGTGGTTGGCTACTAATTCGCCTTTTACTAAGTACCTCAATAAGTCCCAAGAAACCATTGTGTCGACAGCTCAAGACATCTTTATTGGGCAGTTTGCAAGACACGCTCATGGCATTAAGGGGAAGGTTGCCTTCTTAGATGGCAAGACTCTTAATAGGCTCAATATCAATCCTAAGGACTTTGCTGATTTCACTAAGGCTTTTAAGGAGGCTACTGAGATCGACAAATTTGGTAGGATCAGAGTAAAGCCTGATGTATACGACTCGATTATTGCAAATGATGTAAAGAGCATGACCATCATGCGTAGACTGGGTGATTATGTTGCCTCTGAGGTTATCCAGAGACAGAGCCTAACTGATGCCTATATGTGGAGAGGTTCTAAGAATTCCCCAATTCTTGGTTTGCTCACTCAGTTTAAGAGCTTTGCTATTAGGTCTTATAACAAGAGACTAGCTAAGAGCGCACTTAGGTTTGAAGAGGGGGATGCCGCAGGTCAAGCTATGACTTGGCTTATCTCTGGTGCTCTTGGCACGTTGTCTACTCTTGGTCAGACCTTTGCTACTGCTTCGGGTATGAATGATGAACAGAGAGAAAGATACTTTACAAGAGTGTTTGGCGTCTCTGATTTAAGAGATGCAGATTGGACTACTATCTTAAATGTGGGTATTAACGGCATGAGTAGGTCTAGTATTCTAGCTATGCCTGCAATGCTTGCTTCTCTTGCAGGGTTTAATACTGGCATTAAGTCCACTGCCGATCAAGGCTATATCCTAGATGAAGAAGCTGAGCACTTGAATTTCAATAGCTTGCTTGCAAACATTCCTGCGGCTCAAACTATTACCGGTCTCTATAACCTTCAGGCGGACACTAGAAACCTATTTAATGCAGGGATCCTCAATGAAGATGACTATACAGAAGGTGATAGAGAGAGATATGCAAAGTCTTTCGGCAGAAGTTTGAAAGCTGTCACTCCTAATGCCCCATTTATCCAGCAATCTTTGATTAACTACATTACAGATCAAGAAGATAACTAAAACAATGGCTTCTACTATTGCTAACTATCAGGGCAATGGGTCTACTACAGACTTCAGTGTGCCCTTTGATTATCTAGCAAAGAAGTTTGTGAAGGTCACCGTAGACTCCCGAGAGAAACTTGGGGGTGACTACGGTGACACCACTAAAGACTACTTCTTTGTAGATAAGACTACCATTAGATTCAATACAGCTCCCGCTAGTGGTACTGAAATCATTATTCGCAGATATACGTCTGCTACTGACCGTATTGTGTCCTTTAAGGACGCTTCGGTACTCAAGGCTAAAGACCTTGATGTGTCTACCATTCAGACTATTCATATTGCTGAAGAAGGTAGAGACATCATCAATGACGCACTCATTGTAGACAAGGAAGGCAATTGGGATGCTAAGGGTAAGCGTATTGTCAACGTTGGGGGTCCTATTGATGACAACGATGCGATCACCCTTAAGTTCTACAAAGATGATGCTAAGGGTGCCTATCAGGCTAAGCTAGATGCTGAGGCCGCTAGGGATGCCACTAAGGTCTCTGAGACGAACGCTAAGGCTTCTGAAGTTAATGCTAAGGAGTCTGAGGTAACCGCTAAGGCTTCTGCAGGTACTGCTGTAAGTGCATCTGAGCATGCTGATGCAGTGATGGTCGAGAATCAGGCTATCATTGAAGAGGCTCGACAGATTCAAACCAATGTCGAAACCTCTGAGAGGAATGTCTATGAGAATACCGTAATCGCTACCCAAAAGGCTGAGGAAGCTAAAGTCTCTGAGAGGAACGCTAAGGAGTCTGAAGACAATGCTAAGGCCTCTGAAGTATCTGCTAAGGATTGGGCTAACAAGACTACGGGTACTGTGGATGGCTCTGAATACTCTTCTAAGTATTATGCTAATAAGGCTAAGGAAAGCGCTACTGAAGGTGCTACCACCCTTAATGAAATCACGACCGAGGGTGCTAAACAAGTAAAATCCATCACAGATACCGCTTCTACTGAGCTTGGTAAAATCACTAGTGAAGGGGGAAAGCAGGTTAACTTAGCTAAAGATCAGGCTACCATCGCTACACAGCAGGCAACCCTTGCTACTACAAAGGCTAGCGAGGCTGAGGATAGTGCTACTGCGGCTAACGCTGATGCCACTAAGGCTAAGGCTAGTGCCACCAATGCGGCTAATAGTGCAAGCACCTCTACTGCTCAGGCTACTGCGGCTAGCAATAGCGCTAAGGCGGCTAAGATCTCTGAGAATAATGCGGCACTGTCTAAGACTGCGGCGGGTACCTCTGAGACTAACGCTAAGGCCTCTGAAGTTGAGGCTAAGAAGCAAGCTGATCTCGCTAAGGATTATGCTGAGCAGGCGACTAGAGGACAAATCAATAGTGACTGGGCTGAGACCAGTGCGACCTCTAAGGCGTTCATCAAGAATAAGCCTACGCTCGGTGCCCTTGCATCTAAGGACAGCATTGCGTATAGTGAGATCACTGGTACTCCTCCTGAACAAGATCTTAGCGGTCTTGCTACTAAGAATGAGCTTCAGACGGGTCTTGCCAGTAAGGCTAATACTAAGCATGCCCATACTGTAGCTGAGATTACTAACCTGAATAGCACGCTCTCTGGGTACGTCACTACTGCTACTCTTACTGCTGAGCTTGCTAAGAAGGCTAATGCAAGTCATACTCATACGACTGATCAGGTTACTGGTCTTGATACTGCTCTGGCAGGTAAGGCTGATACGACGTATGTGAATGCTGAACTTGCCAAGAAAGCCAACGAAGTACACACACATACGGTGTCTCAGATTACGGACATGCCTAAGGTCGTCCTTAGTGTGAACGATGTTACACCTGATCTCTCTGGTAATGTGCCCGTCTATGTTGGAGCAAAAACCGTCGAAGGAAGGACTCCTGACGTAAACGGGAACGTTTATCTCGGGCTTCATGCTGTAGCGACCTCTGGGAACTACAACGACTTGTCGAATAAGCCGAATATTCCTCCTGCGACACGAATGATGCCTAACTATGGATCGTTCGTTCAAATTGCACAAGGGGATTTCACTCCGGTTGAAGACGGATGGCTGAGGCTCGAAAATATGAATGACGGTGACTATACGGGCGGTCAAGTCATACACAAAGCCAGCGGTGCAAAACTTTTTGAGTTCTACCAAAACAGATATCCTGGGACGGCTACAGGAATTCTTCCTGTACGGGCTGGAGAAACATATACCGTTTTAAACGTAGGCAATGTCTATTTCCATCCAATGAGGTGAAGTTATGATCCACAGACACAAGATTCAAAATGAGGACACCAAGGAAGTGCTTATTGCCGTAGGAAAATCCGTTGGGCTTTTCGAGGCAATGGGCTATACGGAAGTCGGAGAAGTGGAGCAAGCCTACGATGGACGCTATTACGTCGCGGGCTATGCGCCAAAGATTCCGGCTGAAGAGTTGGAGGCGCGGCGTCTCGCAGAAGCAAAGCGCATTCGAGCAGAGCAAGTTGGCACAATCATCGTCGAGGTCGACGGAATGCCCTTTGATGGTGGAGAGCCTGCTCAAGCGAGAATGGCGAACGCCATTAAGGCGTCTGAAATTCTGGGTCGCTCGTCCGTCATTTGGGTGTTGGCGAACGACGAAGTCGCGAACGTCACGGTCGAGCAGCTGAAAGAGGCGTTTGCAAAGTCCGTAGTGACAATGGGTGAGTTCTGGCCAAGGCCTTACGAGAGGGCATAACGGCGTCAACTCCCAAGAAATTTGACACCTCCGCCCGCAGGCGGTAGACCGATCATCAATCTTGCGTAAGCGTCAGGGTTCTTTTCTTGCGGAACATCGTCGAAAGGCGATAGCTGCCAGACTTGAACCCACGGAGTAAACGCACTTTTACGCTCGTCGGCAGCTGTCTGCGGTTGGTTCGGTCCCCGATGTCCGACGGGGCGTAGAGCGTTGTAGCGCAAGCCGAAAGCAGTCTATGCGGAGGAAAACGCTTCGCGAAGTCGGAGTAAGGGCAGAACAGCCAGTCGTCGACGGGGGCCGGTATCGGCATATAGGTAGCGAGTGCGTAGGCAGCGGCTTCATTGGTAGCGAGGTTGAATGGCTCGCGAGCCTTATGGGTGAGCCTGGCCTGCCCGGCAAGGACGGTGTTGATGGAAAGGACGGCATCGACGGCGCTCGTGGTGAGCAGGGGCTTCCTGGTAAGGATGGACTTCCCGGTGCTGAGGGTGCGCCCGGTAAAGACGGCGCTCCTGGTAAGGATGGACTTCCTGGTCGAGATGGCGAACGCGGTCCGCAGGGCTATCCGGGTGCCGATGGTCGCGATGGAACGAATGGCCGAGATGGTCAGGACGGCCAGGATTTCGGTGGTTCTGTAGCTTCTGACGTTATTCGCCTCAACGGGACTCAGGCGAAGTTCAGTTGCCTTGATCAGACCATTGCAGGCATGATGGGTACGCTTGGTAAGATCACGGACACGATTGTTCCTATGAGTGCTATCTGCCCGACTCCGATGGCTAAGTACAACGCGTGGGTTGCTCCTACGAATACTCCTGCTACTGGAGCATGATAATTTCCTATGAAAATCAGTTTGAGTAAAATCTCTCAGGTACTCCCTGAGTTCGTTGATACTCGACTGATGCCCAGTGCTCCCTCTACGATGAAGTGGCTTCTTGGAGGGAGTACGTTCTTGATCCTGCATCAGGCAGATACCCTCATCGGTAAGTATCTGCCTGTGCTGAAGCAGGTGGGCATCGTCGATGAGAACAACAAGGTAGACATCGAAGTTGCTAAGGGATTCATTAACAGTGCATTCGATAAGAGTGGGGCTGTGGAATACCTTGGTTTTAAATTCGATAAGTCTGATGGCGAGGCTCTAATTAATATTATGGAGAAATACAAAGATGATTGACGCTAAATGGGAAGATAATGTTTTCATGATGGCTAAGCATAAACTTCTTGAAGCTATTGAGAAGCGTAACAAGGAGTCTTACCATACTGAGGGAGACATCCGAGCCTATAAGGATGCCCTAAAGGCTTTGTACTACCTCATTAGCATTGAGAAGAGCAAGTAATTCGAGTGTTTCAGTAGTCCTAAAGGACTTACGCACAGTAATTACCGTAGGGCTACTGAGCCTATCTAACAGACTAAGTAAATGAATATACAAGTTTATTGGGATGGCAATGTAGGTGCCTGTGAGTATGAGAACCATAAGGCATTCTTTACAACGAAACCCGACATTCCTAAGGTTACCTTTGATGTCATCGTGTATAGCGAAGACAACAACGTAACGAAGAAGATTTATGCTAATATCACTAGTGAGCTTACTTCTGAGGAAGTTACTGCCATAAAGCAGTTTGCTAAGGCACAGTTCACGGATAAGAGCAACACTAATTAAATAACTAAATACACTATGGAACTGGAAGTAATTAAGAAAGATGGTGCCCACGAAGGCTGGGATTGGGACAAGATTGAAGTAGCTATTCATAAGGCCGCCCAGCGGGCTAACGCTACGTACTCTGAGTATGACATTGGTAAGATTAAGGGCTATATCGAGAGCATTGTCTACAGCAACTATGCTGAGGTGCCTACTGAAAAGCTACACGCTATTGTCATTGAAGCTCTTTGTAAGTACGCACCGAAGATCGGAGAATCCTACAAGGAGTTTAGAGACTATAAGAACACCTACGCTAAGGCTTTCGAAGCTGTTAAGAATGAGGCAGACACTGTCCTCCTTTTGGGAGACAAGGAAAACGCCAACTTCGATAGTTCCCTTGTGTCTACAAAAGGTTCACTTATCAAGGGCTATCTGACTAAGCAACTGTATAAGCAATTCTACCTTACTAAGGAAGAGAAAGAGGCTACTAAGGTCGGTAAGTATTACATCCACGACCTTCGAGACATGATCTTTGGATCAATCAACTGTTGTCTCTTTGACATGGCTACTGTTCTTAAGGGTGGCTTTAGCATGTCCAATGTCACCTATACGGAGCCTACGAGTGTCCTTAGTGCCCTTCAGGTGATCGGTGACATCACCCTTGTAGCTACTGCACAGCAGTTTGGTGGATTCACTATCCCTCAGATTGACAAGACGCTCCTCCCGTATGCTAAGAAGACGTATGACCATGCGTTTAAGAAATACTTTGACCAGTGCATTATGGAGTTCGATGAAGCATGTGCTATGGCTATGCAAGATCTCAAGCGTGAGCTTGGGCAGGGCTTCCAGTCTCTTGAACTGAAGCTCAATACTGTTCCGTGTTCCCGTGGTGACTTTGCGTTCACTACGCTTACCTTTGGTGAGTGGAGCAATGATCTCCCTGAGGATGACAAGGCGTTTCTTGAGATGATTTGTGAGACTATCCTTGATACCCGCATGAAGGGACATGGGGGTAAACAGGTTGTGTTCCCTAAGCTCGTGTATCTCTATGATTGGGAACAACATGGCAGTGATGAGCATGCTTATGTGTTCGAGAAGGCTGTTGAGTGTTCCAGTAAGTGTATGTACCCTGATTTTCTAGCTATTAACGCTCCTAAGGGCACTGTGTCTGAAACCTACAGAGCATCGAATAAGCAGTGTGTTATCCATCCGATGGGTTGACTTCTACTGCCCATCTAAAATACCATTAAACGGGGAAACTCTTAACAGGTAAGCTGAAGACAATCCCGTACTTACAACAATCTAATCGAATATTTCGAAGGATAATATGAAAGAAGTTTTTAAAGACATTATCGGTTGGGAAGACGCATACTCTATCTCTAACATTGGTAGAGTGTGGTCTAAGAGAATGAAGCATTTCATTACCATCAGGACTAGCAATCACGGTTATCTTACAGCTGACCTCTTCACTAGGAGGAAAGGTGTGGTTCGTCGCAAGAAGATCTACATTCATAGAGAGGTTGCTAAGCTGTTCGTTCCTAATCCTGATAATAAGGAGTGCGTAGACCATATTGATGGTGACAAGACTAATTCCGTGTACACCAATCTTCAGTGGGTTACTAACTCCGAGAATGTCAAGAAGGGATACCTTCAAAACAAAGAGTACCGTAAGGGCAAGTTTACTAAGCAACGTGTGTACATCAACACCACTCCTAAGGTTTATTTCGAAAGCATGACTGACTGTGCTAAGAGCCTTGGGATCCCTAGAGAACGCGTAAAGACTGTTATGTGCTTCTTCGATGGTAAGCTCCCTGAGTTGGGTATTCAAATCTTTCGTTGTGAGTCTAACGACTAGCCAAGAAAGGCGTAAGAGACAAGTGTCTCTGAAATGTGGTACTAGGCTATTCAATAGTCTAGATGATATAGTCTGAACTGTATGGAAACATACAGCTGTATAAACAGGTAATTAACTAACGATTAATTATGAACATTATGTGTAGAGCGTACCTCACTCCTTGGAAGGATACTGAGACTAACGAGTATGTGTCTGTTGGGCGATGCAACATTGGGGCCGTGTCTCTCAACCTCCCGTTGATCTATAAGGCATCTAAAGGTAACTTCTGGGAAGAGCTTATGGTGAACCTTGAACAGATTCGAGAATTCCTTAAACGTCGCTACGATATGATTAAGCATGCTAAGGCTAGCACGAATCCTATGGCATTCTGTCAGGGGGGTTTCTATAAGGGCTTTCTTAAGCCTGAAGATGAGGTAGGTGAGCTTACAAAGTATATGACAGCATCTTTTGGTATCTCTGCCTTGAATGAGTTTGCTATCCTCTTTACTGGTGGTAAGGATCTGCAGACTTCTGAGGGACAGAAGGCGGCTAAGGATGTCGTTAAGTTCATCTATGATGCAGTGCAGAAGTTTAAGAAGGAAGACGGATATCTCTATGCACTCTATGGTACCCCTGCAGAGTCCCTTTGTGGCACTCAGATGACTCAGTACCATGAGTATTGTGCAAAGAATAACCTTAAGGATGAATTTGAGGGCAAGTCCTATTTCACCAATTCCTTCCATATCCATGTGTCTGCCGACATTACTCCCTTTGAAAAGCAGGATCTTGAGTTTGAGCTTTTCCATCTTATCGAGGGTGGACACATCCAGTATGTCCGTATCGACAACCCAGAGAATAAGCTGGCTCTCACGAGCACGATCCTTCGAGGCATGGCTCATGGGTTCTATCAGGGTGTGAACTTTGATGCGGCTTACTGTGAGGATTGTCACCAACACAGCTTTAATGTTGGCAATACGTGCCCCTATTGTGGCTCTAGTAACCTGTCTGTCATTTCCCGTGTCTGCGGTTATTTGGGATACTCTAACATAAACGGTAACTCCCGAATGAACGATGCAAAGATGGCAGAAATCAACGAACGAAAGAGTATGTAAAAGAGGATAAAGAATAAAATGAAGAATACTATGGAAGCTAAACCCAAAGAGCTTATCGGGAATCTCCAGAAGGAACTTTCGAACTGGTTTCTGAAGACGCACTGTAGAAATGACCAAGGTAAGGACTCCCAGCTGTACAAGGATTGCACAATCCTGTATAGCAAGTTTATTGCTGAAGAATTCAAGGAATTTCTTGAGGAGCGTAGTGGTACCCCTAACGAAATGAAGGAGCTGTGTGATCTTATCTGGGTGTGCGTGCAGTATGCTAATGCTTGGGGCTATGACCTTGAAGCAGGTATGAATGAACTGCTTAAGGAATACTCCAGTAAGTTCTATGACAGTGAGGGCAACTACAATCCTCAATTCAGGGAAGACGGTAAGCTCCTGAAGGGCACTGGGTTCAAGAAAGCTAACTTTGAGCAGTTCTTTGAGGAATGAGCGCCCTTGATGAGGAATCTGGTAACCTAGCAGAGAACATAGCACAGGTAGCCCCTTCATTGGCAGTATCCAGTGCTGTGATTCTCGGGTTACCTCTTAGCGATTGGGTGTACGTCATCACAATTATCTATACTTTTGTAGGTATCTGCACAATGATTAAAAAGCATTGGGTAGAGCCTTGGTTGGAAAAGAAAAGAAAGGAAAAGAACAATGGACTATAAAGGACTTGAGAGCCTCCTAGGTAACATCCATGAGGAGATGCTTCAGAACATGCTTAATGACCTCAGGAACCCCGATAAGAGGTCTCCACAGCTCTATAATGCAATCATTAAGGAGCTTGAACGTAATGGCATTGACTGTGTCCCTAAGGCTGGAGAGGGTGAAGAGAATGCACTTAGTAAGCTCCTGAAGGCTACTAAGGAGAACTTCGAGAATTCCTATAGGGGAGACATGAGTGTTAACTGAGAAAGAGGCTAAAGCCCTACTCCCCTACTATGAGAACTTTCCACTATTTACCTCTTTGGTTTGGAAATCTATCGGGTTGCCCTCTCCTACCACGTTGCAGGTAGACATTGCTAAGCTACTACAGAACCCCCCTAGTGACCGAATGATCCTAATGGGTTTCCGTGGTGTAGCTAAATCCTTTATTACGTGTGCATACGTTGTCTGGAGTCTCTGGAGGGATCCACAGACTAAGATTATGGTAGTGTCTGCCAACAAAGAACGAGCAGACGCTAATGCTACGTTTATTAAGAAGATCATCAATGAATTGCCCTTTCTGAGCCACCTAAAGGCTAGAGAAGGTCAAAGAGATACTCAGAACCTTTTTGATGTGGGTCCTGCCCTACCAGACCATTCACCTTCAGTTAAGTCTGTGGGTATTAAGGGCCAGCTAACGGGTTCCCGTGCAGACATCATTGTCGCAGACGATAAACTTTAACCATGTCGTCTTTAAACCCCTTAAATTCGGTGGAACTCAGTCCTAACTAGGAAAGACAATACCGAGCCGAGCTATTTAGCAGGTGTAACGACTATTATGTAGGGTCAAGTGACTCGAAAAATGGGGATACCTTTTGGTATAAGATATAGTCTGGTCTTCATAGAGATATGAAGCATCGTCAATTATAAGGAACATAACTATGTACGAAATTAACAAAACTTACGAAACTCCTAAGGGTCTTATCAAGATCCTGTCTAGAACTAAGAAGCAGAAACTTCCTAATGGTAAAGTTAAGCATCCTAGGGCTGTCATCCAGTTTGTTAAAACTGGTACAGTCATTGATGTTCAGACTTGCAACATTAAAGCAGGAAAGTTTGAAGACTTTATGGAACCTACGGTCTATGGTGTAGGGTTCCTTGGGTCTCCTATTAGAATCCCTGCTAGAGGCTCTAATAGTATCATCTGCAAGATCTATGACCTGTGGGCTAACATGCTTAAGAGAGCTTATGGTAACTACAAAACTAGCTATGTAGGCTGTAAGGTAGATCCTAGGTGGCATAACTTTACTACCTTCTTGAATACTATTCACGAGGTAGAAGGCTATGAAGAATGGGAAAAGGACTCTAGCATGCACCTTGATAAGGACATCAAGAATGGCAACTGCGGACTCTACTCTAGGGATCACTGTAAGTTTGTTACTGCTACTGAAAACGCAAAAGACTCAAATAAAAGACGATGGGGTAAGACTAACGACCTTACCTTAACATAAAGGTGGAAGTTCCATCTAACTCCTTCACTCAGGTTCTTAGGGACCAGCTATTCGAGCTCGTCAAAGAGTTCGACGCTGTCCTAAAGCCTGGTGAAGGTAAAAAGATCATTTATCTGGGCACTCCTCAGAATGAAATGAGCCTCTATAATGAGCTACAGGAGCGCGGATACACGGCTGTAATCTATCCTGCTAGGTACCCCTATGACGACTCTCATAGAGCCTCCTATGGCGATAGATTGGCCTCTATCATTGCTGACAAGTACGACAAGGATCCTAAGCGTTGGGCAGGTAAGCCTACAGACCCCCTTAGATTCTCTGAAGAAGATCTACAGAAGCGTGAGCTATCTTATCGTAAGGCAGGCTTCGCTCTGCAGTTCATGCTTGACACGACACTCTCAGACGCCGATAAATACCCTCTACGGCTTCGTGACCTCATCGTAGGTATGTTCCCCTTAGACGAGGCTCCAATGAAGCTCACGTGGCTCCCTGAGCCTTCTAAGAGGGTTCCAGTTGATGAGTGTCCTCCGATGGGTCTTAAGGGGGATTCTTACTTCTACTATCATGCCTCATCCAATGAAGTAGTGCCATATACACATAAAATCCTGTGTGTTGACCCTTCGGGACGTGGTGAATTGTCTTGCCTCGTCATTAAATAAAACCCTTAAATTCGGTGAACGTCTCTAAGAGATAATACCGAGCCAAGCCTAATTTAGGAAGGTGTAACGACTATTATGTACCGCTGAGTGTTAGTGGGAAACAGGGGTGAAAAAGATATAGTCTGGACTTATGGGCGACCATAAGAAAGTAATTAACAACTACTAAACATAAATATGAAAATCAACAACTTTAGAGCTAAAACTCGTTTGTACAAAGTTTACCATATCCACGAAAAAGGTAATAACGACCTATCAAGTGGATATGTAGGCATTACTAGAAGATCTTTGAGTTATAGACTCTCACAACACTTCTGCTCAAAGCGTCCTGTAGGAGAAATCCTCAGGAACCTTGGTAAAGAAAATGTTGAGATCTCCCTAATTAAGATGCTCCCTAAAGCTGAAGCTCTTAACATGGAATATGTGTTGAGACCTGAGTTAAACATGGGTTGGAACAGAAGGGCAGGTGGCGATGTTGCTACCGTAAGATGCCCTGTGTGTGGTAAGCTCATGCCTAAACGTAGAACAGGCACTGTATGTAGAGATTGCTTTGATACTAGGTTCAAAAAGGGGGACATGCCCCATAACTATGGTACCGGTAAGCGTTATCTTATTACAGACCCTAATGGTAACATCTACACCCCAGAATCTCTTGTGGAATTCTGTAGGGAACATGAGCTTACACCTCAGAACCTTCGTAAGGTAGCTAAGGGAACCCGTAAGCATCATAAAGGGTGGAAAGCTGTTGAAATTTCATAGAGAATCGAAAGACGAAACAGGTTATGCTGTCTTGTATTACCTTAACGGCTACATCTACGTCATGGAAGTAGGTGGTCTTTTAGGAGGTTATTCTGATGTAGTCCTCAATAAGCTAGCTAAGGTAGCTAAGAAGTACAAAGTCAATGAAGTGGTCATTGAAGGAAACTTCGGTGATGGCATGTACATCAAACTATTTGAACCTGTCCTAAAGAAAACCTATAGTAACTGCGGGGTTACTGAAGTTAAATCTACAGGACAAAAAGAACTGCGTATCATTGACACTCTTGAACCTGTAATCTCTAATCATAAAATGTGTGTCACCCCTGAGTGTATCAGGAATGACTACTCTACCGTACCTGAATCTGACTACAAATATGCTTGTTTCTATCAGCTCACTCGTATCACTGTTGATAGGGGTGCCCTTATTCATGATGACCGTCTGGATGCTCTGGCAATCGGAGTTAAATACCTTGTGGACTTCATGGGCGTAGATGCTGATGAAGGTATTAACGAACTAACCGAAGAATGGCTAGAGGAGTCTATGGAGTCCCTGTATGGATTCTATACGTCCAATATCGGAGGTGTGATGGTAACTGAAGATAGACACAGCCCTAAAGGTACCTCTAAGGGTGTAGACAGATATAAGGATAAAGGATACACGTTCAAGAGGTGATAACTGAAATATGCTTTATTAGTATTGAACACTTGTTCAGTAAATAATAAAGACAATGTAATAGAGAAAACAGGGTATTTCAGAATAAAATCCATACTCCTAGGGGGGGCTAGGAAAGACATATATAGATATACATATAGGTCTTTTCTAGCTCCCCCTTTTTGTTAGAAATGAAAGTATCAGAAGTAAAAGGTATCAGTGATGATGGAGTCTTAAGAAAATCCTTAGGGTACCTATAGACCCTTATGGGGATCTATAGACCCTTATGGGAGTCCATAGCCCCTTATGGGAATCCTTAGGTGCCTATAGACCCTTATGGGAATGACCTCAATGAATAATACCAATAACACTAAAAATAAAGTATTCATCACCATCAAAATCATCATTATCATCATCCTCTTTATAATGTCCTTGATTAATGGGGATGTGTCTACTGTTGATGCTCTTCTACGTACTCTTGTGACTAGTCTATAATTACTTCCAGTTCCCCCCCTTGGGTTCCCTTAATGGGTTCCTGAGGGGTTTTATTTAAAGTTATCCACAGGTTATCCACATAGTTATTCACAGGTAACCTAGTTAGTACAGGTTATCCACATAGTTATTCACAGGTAACCTAGTTAGTACAGGTTATCCACA